TACGCCAGATGAGCGCATACGACGACCTGTGTGCAGCGGTCCGCATCTACTACGAAAAGGTCGAACCCGACTCGTACGTTGAAGCCTGGGTGCTCATCAGCCACCGACTCAGTCCCGAGCTCGAGCAGGACGGGCAATCCACCGTTGGTGTGTTGTCGTCCCCCGAAATGTCATGGGTGATGAAACGTGGCCTGTTGGATGTGGCGCTCACTGAGGACCGGCAGTCAGCAACAGTCCCGGAAGATGACGACTGATCTGAGGGGGTTCTCGTCTATCTCGTCGCGGTGACGACGCAAACCACACCACGGGGCTGACTGGAAAGCCCGACACCCGAAGACGCCGTATCCACTCGGCGCCTTGTTAGGTCTTCGGTGGTCGGATACACGCGGTTCGATTCCGCGCAGCTCCACAATGCGAGTGCCTGGGTTGTGCAAGCCGGTTCGCCGACGCTCAGCCATAAATCCCGGGAGTTGCAACCCTCGCATAGTCCTCATGTGAACCACCGAGGGTGGTGAGCGGCCGAAGTTAGTTCGACGGCATGAGGCACCTGGTTCTGTAGCTCAGTTGGTTAGAGCGCTGCCCTGTCACGGCAGAGGTCGCCGGTTCAAGTCCGGTCAGTACCGCACAATTCCCTTCGACGAACCTCCGAGGTACACCATGCGCGTGTGCAACGTAGCCGGCCGATGACTAAGCGCAACGACGTCGTACGTAAACGCGCACGCAAGGTCATCGCCGCATCCCGCGCCGCCTGCCACATCTGCGGCCTACCCATCGACTACACGCTCAAGTGGCCCAACAAGCGCTGCTTCGTCATCGACCACGTGGTTCCCCTAGACCGTGGCGGTGCCGACTCGCTCGAGAACCTGCGAGCCGCACACGCCGACTGCAACTCCACCAAGAGGGCCAGAGCATACGCACCCATCGTGCGGAGGTCAGGCTCCCTGAACTAGCCGCTGACCCTGTCGGGGGTCAGAGCCCACGGACGGATTGATCCCCGTCGCGGTGGGCATTTCCTATGCCCTCCGACAAGGGGAGACACCATGAACCTTTGCACTGTCGATGGTTGCACACGACCGATGCACATCAAGAAGCGTGGACTCTGCCAACCGCACTACAACTGGCACTGGAAGCACGGAAGCCTAGAGGGTTACACGGAGCGCGCGCAGCAGATGAACTGTGCACACTGCGGCGCAGCCTTCGCGCCCGCCACGGTTCAGGCGCGCTACTGCTCGCGCGAGTGCAAGTACCAAGCCGCATGGCTCAAACTGAAGTCCGACGATACGCGTTACGAGCGGACCAAGGAACTCAAGCGAAACGCCTACACCCCCACCCCGCGTAAGCGTCGTCCTCACGACCCCACCCCCTGCGTGGTTGCGGACTGCGACCGCCACGCCATTGGTCGAGGCATGTGCACGATGCACTACAAGCGGTGGGCTCGAGCAACCGGTAGAGACAACGCACCATCCAACCAATGGGGCGACAGGCGCAAGAGCAACATGCACGCTCGCCGCGCACGCATGGCCGGCGCTCGCAACGGTGACATCGTCCTCCTATCGCAAGTGATCGAACGCGACGGTACGAACTGTGCAGGATGCGGGCTGGCCGTAGACCTCACACTCAAGCACCCACACAGGATGAGCAAGAGCCTCGACCACGTCGTCCCGATCTCCAAAGGCGGGACACACACGCTGGACAACGCCGCACTCATGCACTTCGCCTGCAACGCATCCAAAGGCAACCGAACACCCCTGCCACCCGTCCCCCCTCCAGGCACCACGGAAGCCCTCCGGGTATACGGACCATACATTTTGGACGTTTTTTCCACAGGGCGGTGATCCTCATGGCGGACAGCAAGAAGCTGCGAGCTCTGGGTGAGGACGAGAAGCCCCCCGCTGCGACCCCCGTCAAGACCGTCCTAGAGGCGGCTGAGGGAGGCAATCAGCTCGAGTTGCTGGTGTCGATGCGTAACAGGGTGGCGAAGGCTGTTCAGGATCCAAATTGTCCGCCTCGTGACCTAGCGGCACTGACTCGCCGACTGCAAGAGATCGCCCGTGAGATTGAGGCGATTGAGGCTAAGGCGAAGCAGGAGGCTGACGAGGATGGTGACAGCCGAACCCCAGACGAAGCCTGGGACGCCGAAGCTATCTGACACGGCCCGGCATGTCATTCTGCCGAAGGGCATTGTGTCTACAGGCTGGCCGGCAGTGCGGGACAAGTGCCTGGCGCTGGGGTTGACGTTCGATCAGTGGCAGGACGGCGCTGGGCGGGCGATTCTCGCTAAGCGTGAGGATGGCAAGTACGCAGCCACTGTCGGTGGGGTTGCGATGTCGATTCCGCGACAGGTGGGGAAGACGTACCTGTTGGGTGCAATCGTCTTCGCGTTGTGTCTGTTGTTTCCGCGGACGACTGTCCTGTGGACTGCGCACCGGCTGAAGACGGCCAAAGAGACCTTCCGGTCGATGCAGGGTATGGCGAAGCGTCGGAAGATCGCACCGTTCGTTGAGCAGGTGTTCACTGCTGCGGGTGCGGAGGAGATCAAGTTTCGGAACGGGTCTCGGATCATGTTCGGCGCCCGGGAGACTGGGTTTGGGCGTGGTTTCGCGAAGGTTGACGTCGAAGTCTTCGATGAGGCTCAGATCCTCACGGAGCGGGCGCTTGACGACATGCTCCCGGCGATGAATGCGGCGCCGAACGCGCTTGCATTGTTCACGGGGACGCCGCCACGGCCGATTGATCCGGGCGAGGTGTTCGAGCGGCTCCGTACGGAAGCGCTCGAGCAGGGAAACGGCAAGGGCGAGACGCTTTACATCGAGTTCAGCGCTGACCAGAACGCTAGTCCGGATGACCTCGAGCAGCAGGCGAAGGCTAACCCGTCGTTTCCCCACAGGACGCCTGCTGAGGCGATCCAGCGGATGCGTAAGCAGCTCTCGGAGGATTCGTTTCTTCGGGAAGCGATGGGCATCTGGGATGCCGACTCGCAGCACCGCGTTATCAGCGAGACCGAGTGGGCCGGCGCCTCCGACCCGGCGTCTATGGCTATCGAGCGGCTTTCGCTCGCAATCGACGTACCGCCTGGCCGTGACATTGCTTCCGTGGCGCTTGCTGGGAAGCGCGCCGATGGACTCTGGCACGTCGAGATGGACGAGTCCCGCAAGGGTGTCGAGTGGGTCATCCCGTGGGTGGTCGAACGTGCATCGAAGAACCGTCTGCACGCCATCGTGGCGGACGAGATGTCTGGTCTCGTTGAGAAGCGTCGTGATCGCAATTTCCTAATCGGTACCGACGTCGAAGTGACGCTCGCGGGCGCAGAGGGGCGTGACATGGCGATTGCGTGCGCGAAGTTCTATGACGCAGTGGTCAGTCCGACTCCGTCTGTCAGGCATGTCGACCAGCCGCAAGTCAACGTCGCATTGTCGGTGGCCAGGAAGCGCCCGCTCGGCGCCGGCTGGGCCTGGAATCGCAAGGACGCAGCTTCCGACATCACGCCGATCGTGGCGATGACTCTTGCCCTTTGGGGCGCTCAGAACGACAACGTGAAACGCCCTACCCGGCGTTCTGGATCTAGGACGGCGGTGGTTCTCTAGTGGCCGAACGAATCAACGTCCCTGGTCTCTCAGATGACGAGCTTGTGACCCTGAACTACAACGCTGAGCAGTTGGCGGCGCTGTCGAAGCGTAATCTGCTGCGTTCGTCGGTGTATGACGGGAAGCGGGCGATTAGGCAGGTTGGGTCGGTGATTCCGCCGCAGTACAAGCGGTTGGGGCTGATTCTGGGGTGGAACGCGAAGGGTGTTGACGGGCTTGCTCGGCGTTGCAACCTCGATCGGATGGTGTGGACTGACGGTGATATCAATGCGCTTGGTATCCAGGAGCTCACTGATAACAACTTCCTGCTGTCGGAGATCGCGAACGGGCGTACGGATTCGCTGATTCATGGGGTGTCGTATCTCATTACGACGCGTGGGGATGAGTCGAATGGTGAGCCGAAGGCGCTGATTCATGCGAAGGATGCGTTGAACGCGTTCGGGTCGTGGAACAACCGGAAGCGTCGCCTGGATGATCTGCTGTCGGTGACTTCTCGTAAGGACGGGAAGATTACCGGGTTCGTTCTGTACCTCGATGGGGAGACGATCAACGCGGAGAAGGATTCGTCGGGTTGGACTGTGGGTCGTTCGGAGCATCCGTGGCATGTGCCGGCTGATCCGATGGTGTATCGGCCGCGTGCATCGCGGCGTATGGGTCGTTCGCGGATTACCCGGTCGACGATTGGGCTTCAGGATGCGGCTGTTCGTGCGTTGATTCGCATGGAGGGTCATATGGACATCTACTCCATCCCGCAGCTTGTGCTGTTGGGTGCGTCGGAGTCGATCTTCAAGAATGCGGATGGGTCGCAGAAGGCGTCGTGGCAGGTTGCGCTTGGGCGTGTGTTCGGTATTCCGGATGACGAAGAGGCGACGAACCCGCGGGCGGACATCAAGCAGTTTTCGGCTCAGACGCCTGAAGCACATCTGGCTCAGATGAACGCGCTTGCGAAGCTGACGGCTCGAGAGTTCGACCTGTCGGACGCGGATTTCGCGCTTACTGACATGGCGAACCCTACCGCTGCTGATTCGTATTCGGAGGCGCGGGAGAATCTGCTTGCTGAGGCTGAGGGTGCGACGGACGACTGGTCGATTTCGGTTCGTCGTGCGGTGACTCGGGCGCTGGCGATTCAGAACGATCTCGAAGCGATCCCCGCTGACTGGGCGTCGATTGACACGAAGTGGCGTAACCCGCAGTACGTGTCGCGGTCGGCTGCTGCGGATGCGGGGCAGAAGCAGCTTGCGGCGGTGCCGTGGCTTGCTGAGACCGAGGTTGGTCTTGAACTGCTGGGTATGGATGAGCAGACGATCAAGCGGGCTCTTGCTGAGAGGCAGAAGGCGCAGGGTCGGGCTGTTGTTGAGGCTGCTTTGAACACGCGGGCGGTGCCCAGTGGTGACGGCGCTTGAGTCGAAGGCCGCGCTGCGGATCGTAACCGAGGAGTCGGTGAACACCGCGACTGCACTGTTGACGGGGCTCAATGGGAGCCCTGATGCGCGGCGGGCGGCTCTGCTGAATGGTGTGCCGGCGATCATCGGCTACTTCTCTGAGGGGTCTGCTGCTCTGGCTGTGGACTTCTATGAGGAGGAACGGGTACGGGCCGGGACAAGGGACCGGACGTTTGTCACTGAGTTCGTGGTGAATGACCGGACGGTGAAGATTCGGCGCGGGGTGGCGTGGGCGTCGGACCCGTTGTTCTCGGGTGACGAGGAGACGGCGTCGAAGCGGCTTGCGGAGATTGTGCAGTTGGAGACGGCTAAGCCGTACCGCGACACGATCCTCACGAATCGGCAGAACGATCCGGAGTCGGTGGGTTGGCGTCGGATCACGACTGGCGGGTGTCGGTTCTGTCGAATGCTGTCCGATCGTGGTGCCGTTTACCGGCAGTCGACGGTGCAGTTCGCGGCTCACCCGAATTGTCATTGCACGGCGCAGCCGGTTTTCAAGGAGAACGATCCGGGTACTGAGGTTGGCGAGTTCCAGTACATGGCGAGCCGGCGTAACAAGACGCCCGCTACGAGGGCGAAGGTCCGGGACTACCTGGACGCCAACTACCCGGAGTAAAGGCTTCCACGGGTCTCCTGTGGCCGCACGCGACGGTTTCGCGGTGAATGTGCGACGGCACGAAAACGGAGAGTACCGAAATGACTGAACCCGTAACGCCCGCAGAAGCCGTGAAGGCCGCGGAAGTCGTGGAACAGAAGCAGGAACAGACCTTCAATCAGGCGGAAGTCGATCGCATCGTGAGAGAGCGCGCCGAACGCCTGGCGAAGCAGATGTTCCCGGATTACGCGGAACTGAAGACGAAGGCTGAGGGCGCAAAAACGCTCGAGGACCGTCTTGGGTCGCTTGAGCAGGAACTCAGCACCACAAAGGCTGAGGCGCTTCGCACAGGCATCGCCGCACGATTCGGGATCAGCACCGAGAAGGGCAAGGACGGCGAACCGTCCGATGCGGATCTGTTCCTCACCGGTACTGACGAGGCCACTCTGACGGCTCAGGCGCAGCGCCTTGCGGCGCGTCAGGCGGACTCCAAGAAGCAGGGAAATGTCGCCCCGAAAGAGGGAGCGACCACAACGACTGGCAAGGGTGACTCGGATCTCCGCGAATTCGCGCGGGAACTGTTCTCCCGAGCCGACTAACCGAAAGGCAAGACAATGACATCACTTGCTACGGGGTCGCTTTCGATCCCCAAGCAGAAGATTGCGCCGTGGCTTGGTGCGATCCAGAACGGGTCGGCTGTGGCGACCCTTTCCGCTCAGACTCCGATGACGTTCGGTGAGGGCGAGTCGTGGACGTTCGACATCGGCGAGGCTGAGTACGTCGCTGAGGGTGGCGCCAAGGGTGCTTCGACCGTCACGCCGACGAGCAAGACGATTAAGCCGTTCAAGTTCCACAAGACCCTCCGTTTCAACGAAGAGGTTCTGTGGGCCGAAGAGGACCGTCAGCTTGAGGTCATCGACGAGATCCTGGCGCTCATCCAGCCGTCGCTTTCCCGCGCGCTCGACTTCGGTGTGTTCCACGAGATCAACCCGACCGGTGGAGCTGTTGTCACCGCCATGAACGGTGGCCTCACTGACACCACGAACCTCGTCGAGTACGTGGCGGCGGACAAGCCCTACGTCAGCCTCGACGCGGCCGACGCGCTGGTCCTCGCGGATGGTTACGTTCCCCGTGACATCGCCCTGGACCCGACCTACGCGGCGAAGTTCTCGGCACTGCGCGGTACGAACTCCGAGCAGAAGCTGTACCCGAACTTCCGTCTCGGCATCGAGACCAGCGAGCTCGACGGCCACCGCGCTTCCGTGTCCAACACGGTTCGCGGTACCGGTGTCCTCGCGGTCGACACCGATGTCCTCGGTTTCGTCGGCGACTTCTCGGCCATCCGTTGGGGTGTTCAGAAGCAGATCGGACTCGAGGTCATCCGTCACGGTGACCCGGACGGCGGCGGCGACCTGAAGCGTTACAACCAGGTCGCGTTCCGTGCCGAGGTCGTGTACGGCTGGGGCATCGCGAACCTGAACGCGTTCGCGAAGATCCACGACCTCGTCTGATGGTTCGCCTGCGCAACTCTGTGTCGGGCGCTTTGGTGTCTGTCGCGGACGAGAAGGTTGCGCGGCTGGGTGCTGAGTGGGTGCCGGTGGAGGAGACTTCGCCGGCACCCCGTAAGCCCGGTCGGCGCCGCAAGATCGCGCCGCAGCCGGGCATGAGCGAGGAACACATCGGACGTGTCGAAGAGTCCGACTAAGGAGAGGGGACGGTCATGTCTGTAACTACCGACACTATTGCGGTGGCTTTGGGGGTGGCCGTCCCCGACTCTGGCTCGCTGGTTGAGCAGCAGTGGGAGATGTGGATCGATGACGCTGAAATGCTCATCGAGGCGCGTCGAGTGCAGCTTGAAGTGGAGACCATCGATCAGGCGAAGCTTGACTATGTCGTGCGTGAGGCTGTTGTCGCACAGGTGAAGCGTCCGGACGACTCGACACAGGTCACCGTTTCGGTTGATGACGGATCCACGTCGAAGTCGTATCGGTCCGGTAAGGGTCGGGTGACGATTCCCGACGAACTGTGGCCGCTTCTGGGGCTCACTGAACCGTCAGGTGCGTTCGCGGTTGACATGCTCGGCATGGACTCGTGCCATCTCGCGTGGTGCTCTCTGAACTTTGGCGCGACGTACTGTTCGTGCGGTGTGGACATCGCAGGGTTCCCGATCTTCGAGGAGCCGGAAGATTGAACCTGGGCTACGACATCGCTGCGCAACTCCCTTACCTTCGGTCGCAGGCTGAGTCGCGGTTTACGGAGACGTTCAAGGCGTACACGGTGACTCGAACTGGGCCGGATGCTGACGGGCTGTACACCGACACTGAGGTGACCGTTTACGCGGCCGTGGCGGGTAGGTGGAAATCCCCGACGCTGACCGTGTCTGAGCACGAGCAGGGAGCGCAGGTTCCCGCTGTGCAGGACACGCAAATTCACGTTGCGGTGGGTTCTACGCCACTGGTCAGCGTGAACACGATGTGGCGGGTTACCGCTTCGACCGTAGACGCATCTCTGGTGGGTCGCGAGGCCCGGACGAAAGGTCTCCCGCAGGCCGGTCAGGTCACCGCGCACCGGTATCCGGTGGAGGAAGCGAACTGACATGGCCGATGGTATCGAGTTCGATTTCTCCGAGCTGAACAAGCTTGCCGCCGACCTTGATCTTGCAGCGGAGGGCGTCGAGGAGCCGTTGAAGGTTGCCCTGAACGTGACGTCGAACCGGATCAAGAAGTCGGCGCAGCGGAAGGTTGGTGCGCGTCGGCACTTCCGGCAGGCGGCGCGGGCGATCACGTTCGACGTGAACTCGCGGAAGCATTCGCTTGAGTCTGAGATCGGTTACGAGAAGGGTCGCGGCGGGGCCGCGCATCTCGGAAACCTGATCGAGTTCGGGGCGCCGGGTTCACCGAACGCTCTGACGCCGGGTAACGAGCTCGCGTCTTCTCTGGCGGAGAACGAAGAGGACTTCATGCGTGGCGTGTTGCGTGCGGTTGACGACGCCATGCGGAAGGCGGGTCTGTGATGTCGAAGAAGCACACTGACGCGTTGAAGGCGAAGACGCAGGAGCTTGTTGCGTTTGCTACGAAGACGTTCATCACGCTCGCCCAGTACCCGAACGGCACGAAGCCGGCGCCGCCGTACATGGTTTGGCATCCGGCGCAGGGTGAGAACGAGCAGACGGGTTTGACGGGTCCGCGGTCTCGGAAGAATCCGCGGTACACGGGACATCTTGTGGGACGGGACGCCGACGAGGTGCAGGGGCTTCTGGATCTGCTCGAGGCGAAGCTGTGCCCGGGTGGCATCGGGGTCACTCTCACGGTGGCGGGGGAGCGGTCGAAGCCGCTGTGGTTCTCGTCGCCTTTGCCTATTCAGGTGCAGACGGACCCGCAGCCGACGATCGTGTACGCGGTTGTTGAGGTGGGTTGGTCGGCCGATCCCGAATGACCACTAGTTCGCAGGAGCCCTCGCCGTGTGCGGGGGCTTCTCCAGTTAAGGGGGTCCGCATGGCGAAGCGAAAGCAGCCGGCGAAACCGACCGCACCGGGTCACATCGTGCTCGAGGACGCGCACGGGAACCGGGTGACGGTGACCGAAGCGCATTGGCGTCGCTGGATGGTGGCGCTTTCACAGACCTTCCGCCCCGTGGCGGAGACACCGGACACATCCGTGTCCATTGAGCCGCCCACGGGCGACAAGACAGAGGAGAACTGACATGGCTCTTGAGGACGTTCCCCAGTCCGTGAACTGGGACGACAACCTGCGCATCACTTGGACGGCGCTCGCGGACGACCCGAAGTCGGCCGCGGACCTCATTGCGGGCGTCGACCTGACGTACTCGCTGAAGACCCTGACGCGAACGATCAACGAGGCGCGTATCGAAGACCCGCGTCTGACGCTGAAGCAGATTCTGGAGCGTCCCGGCAAGGTCACGGAGACCGTTGAGGTGCAGTACGTGTTCGGTGACGACGCTGACGTGGCTGCGGCGACGCTCATTCAGGGCACGAAGGGTCACCTGACTCTCCGCTACTCGATCCCGAACTCGACGGTTTGGACGGCGGCGCAGGTTGTCGACGTCATCACCGTTGAGTGCGGCAAGCAGCGTAAGGACTCGCCCGTTGAGAACGGTGTGCAGACCCTGACGCAGACGCTGTTCGTGATCGACATCACTGAGGACGACGTCG